TAGTTTGTGTGTCGTTTTCATTTTCGAGTTCCTTTTGTTTATGCGTCATTGCATGGGTGCAATGCTACAGAAAAAAAGCGACACGCACAAGCGAAAAGGATAAAAAAGTTAATCTTTTTTTGGTTTCGCGCTCTCGAGTCGGGCATGTATCGACGCGCCTATCGCGCGCGCCACCAGTGCGGGCCCATCGCTCGCGCTGACTAACATGCGGGCGCACGCGCGCATAACAAGCGCGCCCACGCGCGCACAGCGACATAGGTTCCCTAGGGCGCGGACCCAAAAAAAGGCGCGACTATGTCGCGACCCCCAACCCCCCATATACAGCATGCTGTATGTGGTAGTGTATATATAACGTTCACCACCCATAATTTTACGAAAATTAGAAATGACTAACTTAAGCCACCTCCCTGAAGGCGAGATGAAAGAGATTTTGATGCTTCAGGAGCGGTTATCGTTGTTGGAGACTCAGGACAAGGCGAAGGACTCGTTTATGGAGTACATTCGTTATATTTGGCCGGGGTTTATTGAGGGTGATCATCACCGGATCATAGCGGACAAGCTGACTCGTGTAGCTAAGGGTGAGTTAAAGCGTTTGATTGTGAACATGCCCCCGCGTCATACGAAGTCTGAGTTTGCGTCGATTTACTTTCCGTCTTGGGTGATGGGTTTGAACCCGGACATGAAGATCATGCAGACGACGCACACGGCTGATTTGTCGATTAATTTTGGTCGTAAGGTTCGTAACCTGATGGATACGGATGAGTATTCTAATATTTTCCCCAAGGTATCCTTGGCCTCTGACTCAAAAAGTGCTGGGAAGTGGCAGACGAGCCAGGGGGGTGAATATTTTGCGGCGGGTGTCGGTGGTGCCATAGCGGGTAGGGGTGCGGATTTATTGATTATTGATGATCCGCATTCTGAGCAGGATGCGATGTCGATAAATCTGTTGGATTCTTGTTATGAGTGGTATACGTCGGGTCCGAGGCAGCGACTTCAGCCTGGTGGTGCTATTGTGATTGTGATGACGCGGTGGAGCACGGCGGATTTGACTGGTCGTTTGTTGACGCGGCAGACGGAGACGCATTCTGATCAGTGGGAGGTTGTGGAGTTACCTGCGATTTTTGAGGATTCGGGCAATGTGTTGTGGCCTGAGTTTTGGAAGCGAGAGGAGTTAGATGCGGTTAAGGCGTCGATTCCTGTATCTAAGTGGAACGCGCAGTATCAGCAGAATCCGACTTCTGAAGAGGGTGCGATTATTAAGCGTGATTGGTGGCAGTTATGGGAGCATGATGAGCCGCCGCTTTGTCACTATGTGATTCAGTCGTATGACACGGCGTTTTCTAAGAAGGAGACGGCTGACTATAGTGCGATTACGACTTGGGGTGTATTTAGGCCGACGGATCAATCTCATGCGGATATGACGCCTGGTGGTGATGCGATTGTGTTGTTGGATGCTCAGAAGGGTCGTTGGGATTTTCCTGAGTTGAAGGCGGTTGCTCAGGAGCAGTATGCGGAGTATCAGCCGGACATGGTGTTGATTGAGGCGCAGGCGAGTGGTACGCCGTTGACGCATGAGTTGAGGGCGATGGGTATTCCTGTGGTGAATTATCGGCCATCGAGGGGTAATGACAAGATGACTCGTGTTCACGCGGTGAGTCCTGTTTTTGAGGCGGGTATGGTTTGGGCGCCTGATCGTGTGTTTGCGGAAGAGGTGATTGAGGAGTGTGCGGCATTTCCGTTTGCGCCGAATGATGATTATGTTGATACTACGACGCAGGCTATATTAAGGTTTAGGGAAGGTAACTTTATAAATCTTTATTCTGACGAGGATGAGGATGAAGTGTACCGAGAAAAGCGCGCATATTATTAACACTGGTCCAGTGTCCTTTGGGCAGTAATCGACCAAAAGGAGATTTCTCATGTCAAGAGCTAAAGGTATAAGAAAGCTGATAAGCAAGTTTGTTGATGACGCTTCTGAAAAGGCAGGCACTGCGACGATGCCTCGCGCAAAGAGGCAGACAAAGCGTCCATCGAATGTTGTTCAGCGTGATCCTAAGACGGGTCGAGTGCGCTCTGTATCTCGCGCTGAGCGAGTTGAGCGGGGCAAGAACATTGGGAAGGTTGCTGGGGCGACTGTGGGTGTTCCTGCTGCTGGGCTTGGTGCGGCCAAGGGCGCGGAGGCTTTAGGCGATAAGGCCGAAAAGTCCAAGAAGAAGCAGCGTATAGGTACGGGCAACAACATGTACCTGGCTGATGGTCGTTTGAATATCTCTAAAGCAAATTTAGACAAGTCTGGTTTGAGCTTGACTCAGTACGCCAACTACATGAAGAAGAACAAGAAGCGTCCGCCTAATAAAGAGCCTGTTAAGAAGATGGGCGGTAGCATGATGCGATCCAAGATGGCGTCTAAGGGTGGCGCTCGTGGTGGTCGTAAGCCGATGGGCATGAAGGCTGGCGGTTTTCCTGACTTGACGGGTGACGGCAAGGTAACGCAGGCGGACATTTTGAAAGGCCGGGGCGTTACCAAGAAGGCCAAGGGCGGCATGATGAAGAAGAAAGGCTACAAGGCTGGCGGCATGGCCAAGAAGGGTTACTCCAAGGGTGGCGCGGTTCGCGGCAAGCCTCGCGGTGTAGGTGCTGCTAAGCGCGGGTTCGGCAAAGCGATGAAGTAGTCTGCCTACCTCTGCAAAAACAAAAGGAATATTTTTTGCCATACTTGCAAAGCAACATCCCGCATTTTAAAGCGTGGGTGAGAAGGGAATACACGCACAACCATGAGAAGTACCATGGTGAGTTTTTACACGCCATGGTGATTGCGGTTACAACGATGCCGACGAGGTGTTTGAGTTTCCAGGTTATCTTTACGGGTTGTGAGTCGGATGACGGTGACGATGAGCCAAATCTACACGGAGGTGCTATGTGGGCTAGGATGCCTATTACGGCGCTTGTGGGAGACACCCCCCTTGAAGATTGGCCGACGCCTATGCCGGTATGGGCTTGTCAGCCTTGGGATTGCTCTTCTTATCATCATTCTGTGTATGTACTTGATCGTTGTACTCCTTGCCCTTGGTTGGCAAAAATTGATGGAGATTTATACCCGGCAAAATACCTATTCACTGTGGACTATGCGGAGAATGAGATAGCGGATGATCCTGCTCAGCATAAGCAGTCTCATGTATTAGAGTTATTAGATGCTGGTGAGTGGACCGGAAATATAGTAGCGTTGCCAAATAACAGGGTGAGGGTGACTCATCCTGCGTGGTTTGAGACTGGCAGTGGGGCACCTGACTTTAAGCCGTCTCAGCATATTCATTACAGCAAGTCGGACTTAGATTACACGTTAGATGTGAACCGTATATTTGACAATCTGTATGCAGACAAAGATTGAGATGAGTGCAGGCGCAGGTTGAGATGAGTGCGGACGCAAATTGAGACGAGCGCAGACAAAGAGTAAGCCATGGCTATAGAACGCGGCGAGGATGACATCGATATTGACGAGCTTGATATCGAGGATAACTCCAAAGAAATTCTTCTTGCTGACGGCTCTGAAGAAGATTTGATATTTGACGGCATGGATGATGAAGATGCCATGCTGATGGATGACGGCACCATGGTCTTTGGTCAGGAAGATCTCATGGGCGATATGCCTGTTCCTTTCAACGCTAACCTTGCTGAAGTTATTGACGATGCTGATCTAGGTCGAATTTATTCGGACTTAATGGGTTCGATTGATGACGACAAGTCTTCTCGCAAGGAGTGGGTTGACCAATACACTGAGGGCTTGAAGTTCTTGGGTATGAAGTTTGAGGACCGCACGGAGCCATTTGATGGTGCTTCTGGCGTGATCCATCCTCTCTTGGCGGAATCTGTTACGCAGTTTCAGGCGCAAGCGTACAAGGAGATGTTGCCTGCTGGTGGTCCTGTAAAGACGACTGTGGTTGGGTTTGCTACGCCTCAGACGGATTTGCAGGCGGCTCGTGTTCAAGAGTTCATGAATTATCTAATCACTCAGGAGATGAAGGAATACGATCCTGAGACTGATCAGTTGCTTTTCTATTTGCCGTTGTCTGGTAGTGCGTTTCGCAAGGTTCACTTTGACCAGTCTTTAGGTCGGCCTGTTTCTCGTTTTATTCCTTCTGAGAAGCTGATTGTTCCTTACGGTACGACAAGTCTTGATAACGCGGTTCGTATTACGCATGTCATTGACATGTCGATGAATGAGGTTCGCAAGCTTCAGCAGACAGGGTTTTATCGAAAGACCAAGTTGTCTTCTGGTTCTGATGATGCGTCTTATTCGTCAGATGACATTGAAGAAGAGATTGATGAGCTTCAGGGCGTTAAGTCTTCGGGTAGTTCTAGTGATTATGAGGCAGAGCTTCTTGAGGTTCATGTAGAGCTTGATATCCCTGGTTTTGAGGATAAGGACGCGCAGGGCAAAGATACTGGGATCAAGCTGCCGTACATTGTTACTTTACTACCCAAACAGAACACGATCTTATCTATTCGCAGGAACTATGTAGAGACGGACAACATGCGCCGTCGCATTGATTATTTTGTGCACTACAAGTTTTTGCCTGGTGTTGGTTTTTATGGGTTTGGTTTAACGCACATGATTGGTGGGTTGTCTCAGGCATCCACCTCGATTCTTCGTCAGTTGATTGATGCGGGTACGTTGGCGAACTTACCGGCAGGGTTTAAGGCTCGCGGTATTCGTATTCGTGATAATGATGTGCCGCTGCAGCCTGGTGAGTTTAGGGACATGGATGCGCCGGGTGGGTCATTGCGTGATGCATTGATGCCGCTACCGTTCAAGGAGCCAAGTGGCACGCTGCTTCAGTTGCTGGGCATGTTGGTCGATGCTGGCCGTAGGTTTGCGTCTGTTGGTGACATGCAGATTGGTGATGGTAATCAAGAAGCGCCTGTAGGCACGACGATTGCGTTACTTGAGCGTGGCACGAAGGTAATGAGCGCGATACATAAGCGTATGCATTACAGCCAGCGTGTTGAGTTCAACCTTCTTGCGCGGGTGATTAAAGAGTCTCCGCTCAAGGCTTATCCCTATCAGATTGCCAGTGGTCAGCAACAATTGATGGCGCAGGATTTTGATGATCGTATTGATATCATTCCTGTGTCTGATCCTAATATTTTCTCGATGAGCCAGCGTGTCATGCTTGCTCAAGAGATGATGCAGATGGTTCAGTCGAACCCGCAGATCCATGGGCCTCAAGGCATATATGAGGCTTATCGACGCATGTATGAGGCGATGGGTGTGCAGCAGGTAGAGCAGTTACTGCCACCACCTCCGCAACCACAACCTGCATCTCCTGCGATAGAGAACTCAATGTTTTTGCAGGGTCAGCCTGCACAGGCATTCCCGCAACAAGATCATGACGCGCATATTGATTCGCACCTTGCGTTGTTTAAGTCGCCTTTGATTCAGAATGTACCGCCTGGTCAACAGCAACTTGCTGGCATGATTCAGTCTCACATTTACCAGCATATTGATTTGAAGGCTCGTGAGATGGCGGAACAAGACCCTGAGATCCAGCAGATGCAGCAGCAGATGCAGCAGACGCAACAACAAGCGCAGATGGACCCAATGATGCAGCAGCAGGTTCAGATGCAGATGCAGCAGATGCAACAGCAGATGCAGTTGATTATGGAAGATAAGGTTGCTCAGATATCGACGCAGTTGTCTGAAGCTTTATTGCCTCAACTGGCACCTGCTCAGCCAGAAGATCCTTTAGTCCAGTTACGCGATCGTGAGCTTGATATCAAGGAAGCCGATATGCAGCGTAAGGCGGATGAGGCAAATCGACGTATTGAGCTTGAATCTGAGCGAATTGATAATAATGCTGACGTAGCGGATGAGCGCATGGACTTGCAGCGAGAGTTAGCTGAGATGAAAGATGATGTAGCTCGTGAGCGAATAGGGTTGCAGAGATCCGCTCAAATGGCTAAAACAGCAGAGAATATTGCGAAAGATTTTTTTAGTAGGTAAATCGAAAGAGGGATTTACAATGAGTTCAGTAAGACAGAAGATGGCAGCAGTTCAAAAAGCTGTAAACAAAGCTGAAGAGGCGTTACGAAATGGAACAGCACCAGAACCTGTTCAAGAAAGAGTTTTGGAAGAATCTACTTCAGAAAGTGAAGCAAACGCTGAAGGGGTGGCTAAGCCCAAAGTAAAGGCTGCGCCAAAGAAAAAAGCAGCGCCCAAAGCCAAGGTTGCGTCTAAAAAGGCTGCGCCAAAGGCTAAGGCGAAATCAGCACCTAAAGGTAAGAAGTCATGATCAAGCGTCAAACAAGTTTCCCTCAGCCCAAGGTTTCAGATAGCAAAGTTTCTATCAAAGACCAAGGCACTGTGAATTACGCAAAGACGGAGTCTGTTGCTAATCCAGGCGCACCTAAGCCTTATGGTGCAGGTGAAATGCGCGGTGGCGGTGCGGCTCTACGTGGTAAGAAGTTCAGCGGAATCTACTAATGAGTATTATGCCAATTCCGGGCTACTCTCCTAATCGTCAGGATTATATTGATAATCCTGATCGGTTTTATTTTAATCCGCTTAATCGCCGCGCGAGTAGATCTCCATTTCGTCCGCCCCAGGTATTTACCCAAGGCCCGGAGTCGATGATGCTTCGCGCTCAGCCTATGGAGTATAACCCGAGTCGAGGCCGACTTTATGACCCAAGCCCGGCTCTCCAGGTGGGAGAAACCCCCAAGCCCAGGCTGGATGTCTTGCCTAGGCCGATTGTCGATGCC